GAGGTCATTGAGTGACTGATGGAGAAGCCCGTGTGGCAGAGCAGTGGAGTTCGGATAAGTAAGAAAGAAGTTCTTCGCATCAACTCGGAAAGTCATTGTTAAGGCGATGAAGAGTCGTCATCCGCCTCGACGCCTCACAAGCCCAGATTAGACCACGCAGATTTTTCGCGTGTAGAACGACCAGATTAAACTCTAGAGTAGCAGGTTAGCCTTTGCTCGCAATCAAAGGTTAGGGTTAGGGTCTGGGTTAGGTCTCGATCCCAGACTGGCGCTGCCCAAAACGGGAACTAATATTACCCCGTTTTGGCGCCTTGGCGCCTATGCTATAAATACTGAATTTCAGTTATGTTAGCTCTTATGCAGTTCACCAAAGACATAATAACGCAATTGATACTTATCAATGAAGCGATCAGGACCAGCATCCAAATTCAAGAGAACCAACTTTCCGAAATACGCTCGAGCAGCGAACGTTATCGGAGCGGCATGGAAAGCCTACAAAGGAGGCTCCAGGACTGCCACAAGGACGTCGCAACCCCGCGGCGGCGTACAGGGAATCACCACGTTCCAGAAGGACGTGAAACAGGTATACCGCTACAAGCGGGCACCCAATCGTCTACGCAAGAGATGGAACATATCTCGCAAGACGTTCACCCACAACATGCTCAAACAAGTCGGGAGCAGGAAGTACCACTATACTGGGAACATGGCTTGGACAACGGCAGCAGGTACCCAAGGCTTCTTCGGGTGGATGAACTACGGAGTCAACGGAACCGGAGGATCTGATGGCACAGGAGATATGTCAGATATATGGGGACGCCTTACTGCCGAACATGTCAACCAAGGCACCGAGTTTGACGAGGGTGCCGGAGGACAGAACTCTCGTCGATTCTACTTTGACCACATGCGCGCACGCATAGTGTTAACCAACACTGGAACATCCCCAATATTTTGGGAAGTCTACGAATGCGTAGCTCGTAAAGACATACCCCTCACTTTCGCCCAATCACGACAGGGTATCTTCGATGCTATGCAGAACGAAGTCTATCAAGGCCATCTTAATGGACAATCCGCTCTACCTAACACAGACAAACAAATCAGCTCCAATTCTGTCCCCACTCCCAACTCCACAGGAGTTACACCTTTCCAATTCAGAGACTTCTGTCAAAAGTTTAAGATCATGAAAGTCACTCGTCTTCAAGCGTCAGCAGGAAACACAGTATCCTTCGATGCTAGCAACCCCCGTAACGTTACTGTTAACTGGGACGACTGTCAAGACCTCTTAGCGAAAAGAGGTATCAGCAAGCTCTACCTCATCCGTCAATGGGGAGCCGTTATCGCCGGCGAGCCGCCCACCGAGTCAGCCTCGTCTAGCGTATGCGAGATCGAGAAGGACTACAATGTCAAACTCTTAGACACAACAGTTCCTCAACTCAACTACTTCACATACACAAACAGCTTTTAATATAACGGTTCGTTTATTCTAACAAGTACAGATCGCTGTCTTTCGTAACAGTCGGGATCACAGAGTGACACCGGCAATCGGTTGAACAACCAAATAGATGGTATTCCCCATTCCCATTGTCTGTATCCAGAAACTCCATTAGCCACTTTGACGCCCACTCGCTTTTGGGCTCCCCAGATTCCTTTGAAGTCATCCTTGTGCTCGTCATAGGTATCGAAGTCGTCGAGGATCGCGTACTTAGCATCTCGAACTCGTCCTGCAGTGAACCGGTTGATCCAGTGGTGGTGGACACCCAACGATTCTGACCAACAGGTTTTTCCCAGTTCTGGTCCTCCAACTACGATAAGACATTTAGGTCGTCGTACATCGGCGTTTAGGTTCTCCGTTACCCAGTCCTTCATCGATTGCGGAACGTTTTCGAACGAGCCAGTAGGATACTCAGGTTCTAGAGGCTGCTCCCATTTTCCCCATCGTTTGGCTGCAAAGCTTTCAAGTCGATCGTGATTGAGGACAAAGTTTTTTGCATCTCGTGCTTCAGCGAGTTCCATAAAGCTCCGTGCATCCGTAGCGTCAGTGAGGAGCTGGGCGTAGATATCTTTTCGTACTGCTGCTGTAGTTGGGATAGGATCTCCCAGAGTAATCCCATCTTTTCCGATGTAAGTGTTGGAGTCTGCGAGGCTGCGTACAGCTTGGACGTTGGGGTGATAGGTAACTCCTTCGTGTTCGATATCGAAGTAGCGTTCGTTTCGGCAGTTGAACTTTTGGATGAACTGGACGACGGCGTGGTGGTGGAACTCTCCGTTCTCGTGCGCTTCGCGGCAGGAATAGACGATTGTTTCGCGGTCGAGGTCATTGAGTGACTGATGGAGAAGCCCGTGTGGCAGAGCAGTGGAGTTCGGATAAGTAAGAAAGAAGTTCTTCGCATCAACTCGGAAAGTCATTGTTAAGGCGATGAAGAGTCGTCAT